ATCGAGAAAGAAGCTAAGAGCCCTGACTCTGCAAGACGAGCAGCCACGGAGGCCCCAGACCGTCTTGTAGGCTTCCTTATCGCGGCTGGCACTATTCAAGCCAGGGGTAACGGTTGGGTCGTCACCGACCTCGAGATGGCCTCCGTCATGAATATTTTGGCGTCGTCGAAAAGGAAGGCTGTGGCGAACCCGACGTCGGCGGCTGGGGTAAGCACAGAAAGCAAAACAGGTAAACACAATGTTACGTGACTGTAATCTTAATCCCAATAAGAAAACCGGACGGGAGAGACATTTCATAAATTTACTGTCCGTCCCCCCTGTCCGAAAAGGGCAAATAAACGGCGGACGGGAGAGACGCCACCACTATAGTGGCGTCTCGTATCCCGTTCGCTTTGCCATTCCTGCGTTTTGTCCATGCTCATACTGTATACAAAAACGTACACCGTCTAAGAATCACACGCTCAAAGAAAGGAGATTTTCATGAAACTACTTAACACGGTTTTCTACTGGCGTCCGCGCTCGGACGTGTTCCGTGTCTTCACTCACCTAGTCGACCGGATTCCAAAGGGTGGCATGACCACGGGTGCGGTTTTCTCTGTGTGGGAACAACTCTCTGCCGAGGTCCGAATCAGGGTAGCGCTTGCTGATTGCCTTGCGGCTGTCTGCCGAGACGGCGTTAGCCCGGCTGCCGTTCGTTCGGCCATCGTCCAGGTCGAAGAACTGCGCGACGTCTTGTCGGTAGACTTCCCCGCCCCTTCCCAAAAATCCACCACGGCGGTAGGTTGACCCCATGGCAATGAAAAACACCGGTGACGGGAAGGCTAAGGTTCCGGCGAAACCTTCGGCCAAGCCTTCGGCGAAGAAAGCCGCACCCAAGAAGCCGTCAACCAAACAAATGCGAACCAAGAAGGCGTCAGACCTTCCAGACAAGCGGATGCTTTTCGTCAAGCATTACATCGCCAACGGTTTCAATGCCACACAGGCGGCGATCAGTGCCGGTTATTCGAAAGACACGGCAAAAACTCAGGCCAGCATTCTCTTAACTTTTGTTGACGTTCAGGCAGCCTTGAGGACCGAGGCCCGCGCTATGATCGAAGACGTTGATATGCTCAAGGCGAAATGGCTCACCGAGGTCCAGCGCGTCGCCTTTGCTGACGTGACCGACGTCATTTCGTTTGACAATTCCGGCGTTGTCATTGCCGATTCTTCTACGCTGACTAAAGACGTGACGGCAGCAATTGAAAGCGTTTCGTTCCGTGAGACAATAACAGAGCACGGCGGAACAAAAAACATCGACGTCAAAATGCACTCGAAAATGAAAGCCAAGGAAATGCTCGGAAAGTTCCTTGGCCTACTCATCGACAAAACAGAAGTCGAGCACACCGGCGAGCTGAATTTCACGAATCTAACTCCCGAGGAATTCGAAAAGCGCAAAGCCGAGTTGCTGGCGAAGGTGGGGAAATGAATGGGCTGGCATATCTCAAAGGCTCTGATGAAGGATTTCGAGAACTCGCGCTTTTCGCCGGAGCAGGTGGAGGAATTCTCGGCGGACAACTCCTCGGATGGCGCACGGTCTGCGCTGTCGAATGGGAACCCTACGCCGCCGCTGTTCTTGCACAGCGACAGAATGACGGCATTCTCGCGCCTTTCCCGATTTGGGATGACGTTCGGACTTTTGACGGACGACCTTGGCGAGGAATTGTTGACGTGGTTTCGGGCGGGTTTCCCTGCCAGGACATCAGCGCCGCCGGCCGAGGTGCGGGGCTTGACGGAGAACGTTCGGGACTCTGGCGAGAAATGGCCCGGATCATCGGCGAGGTATGACCCCGTTTCGCGTTCGTGGAAAACTCCCCAGTTCTCACTTCTCGGGGACTTGGAACCGTTCTCGGAGACCTGGCCGCGCTGGGGTATGACTGCCGGTGGGGAGTTCTTTCCGCTGCCGACGCCGGAGCGCCGCACCTGCGGGAGCGAATCTGGATCATTGCTACCGACACCGCAAGCGAGGGATCATTTTCCCGCTCACTCTCAAGAGTACATAGCCGAGAAGAAAGCTCAGGGCCACGGGATGAGCAATCTGAACGATCACGTTCGATGGCAGACCCCAGTAGCGGACGACGCGGTGAACTGGGAGAACGGGAAGATCAACAGCCGCGGGGAACCGAAGCTGTCGGCTCAGGTGAAACTCTGGCCGACGCCGAGGGCTCAGGACCGGGAGGGTCTGGAGTCGGGAAAGAACCGGAACACGCCGGGGCTGGCTACGGCGGCGAAGCTGGCTGGTGGGCCATCGACCCCGCCGACCTACCCGACGCCGACGAGGCGGGATTGGAAGAGCGGGACGGGCGCGAAGGAACGGCAGGGACACACACCGCCCCTGTCCAGTGCGCTACAGGGCCAGCTCAATCCCGAGTGGGTCGAGTGGCTCATGGGGTGGCCGCTCGGGTGGACCGACTTAAGGCCATTGGAAACGGCCAAGTTCCAGCGGTGGCTCGACTCGCATGGAGAACGCTAAACTGACCCAACCCCCCGCCTCCGCTCTCAACATCGAAACCCTTTCGCCCGACGACCGGATCCTCTACGCGATCATCGCCGAGGAAGAGCGGCGCAAGAAAGAGGCCGTCAGCCCGAAGATGGAGCTGGCGCGGAACTTCAAGGGCAAGATCATCGGCGCCCGAGGCGGCCGGTCTGCCGGCGCGAAGACGACGAGCATGGTCTCGCTCAACGTCCAGCAATCGCATCGCGCCAGGCATCGCGTGGTGTGTCTGCGCGAGATCCAGGAATCGTTGGAAGAGAGCTTGTACCAGTCCGTCGAGGAATGCGTCGACCGGCTCGAGCTTCCGGGCTGGCGGTTTCCGCGGTCGCAAGGGTATTGCGAATCCCCAACCGGATCCCATTGGATTTTCCGGGGCTTGAAGGATCTTCGCGCTGCCCGAAACACCAAGGGGCTGCAGGGCTTCGACAGGTTCATCATGGACGAAGCTGCGACGATTATCGGGGAGTCGCTGGACATGGTGATTCCGCTTCTCGGCAAGGTCCAGGGCAGCCAGCTCTGGTTTGCCTACAACCCGGAAACCGACTCCGACCCCATATTCACGAAGATATGGCTCCCCTACCAGAACGACCCCGACGCGCTCCTGCTCGACATGCTACCTGAGGGCGCCGACAATCCCTGGTGGAACTCGGACGCGCAGAAGCTTTCGGACAAGATGCGCCGCGATGATCCTGACCTGTGGGAGCATGTCTACGGCGGCAAGCCTCGGAGCCAGGGCGAGAAGTCTGTCCTAGCGCGCGCCGAGATTCGGGCAGCAATGGACCGGACGGTGGCCGACGGGCGCCCGATCGAGATCGGCGTCGACGTCGCGCGATTTGGCGATGACTCGACGACGGTCTACCGCCGCCATGGGATGAAAGTTTCTAAGTTCGAAATCTGGGCGAAACTGGATACGCAGGAGACGGCGCGCCGCGTTTGGGATATCGCCGGCCGAAACTCCGAGATCCCGATCAAGGTCGACGACTCTGGCGTCGGCGGAGGCGTGACAGACAAGCTCAAGGACTTGGGCGCCAACGTCGTGCCGATCAACTTCGGCGGCAAGCCGCTCGACGAAGAGAAGTATACTTCCGTCGCTGACGAGATGTGGTTCGAGTTCCCTGTCGACGAGGCCGATCTGCCAGACGATCCGTTGCTCATGGAGGAACTCGGCGGCCGGCAGTACAAATACACTTCGAAGGATCAGCGCAAGATTGAGTCCAAAGATGACTTCAAGAAACGCATAGGCCGCAGTCCCGACCGGGCCGACGGGCTGCTTTTGTGCTTCTATCAGAGGTTGAAAGAATTCCCGATGATTTTCAGTTAACCCAAAAGTTTCAAAGTTTTCCCAGTATTGAAAGTTTTCGTAGACAAACTTTGATCGGAAGTCTATGCTCTTGCCCAAGAGAGGCTACCGGATGGGATTGTTCGGAAACGGCAACGCAGGGGCCAACGCAGCAGCAAAACCCCCGTCGAAGAAATCCATGGTAACCTGGTTTCGCGACCAAGTGACGAAGATGTCCGAGTCGGTCGCCAATACCATTCGGAACATTTTCGAGGTCAAGTGGAGCTATTCGGCTCGTCGCGATGCACTCGCCTACCTCGAGCTTTTCCATACTTCTCCACGGTTGGCCCCCGTCGACATCCTGGCGACCGACTGCGCGAACACCCCGTTCAAGGTTTTCTCGAAGATCGATCTCCGCGCCGGCAAGGAAGACGCCGAACCGGTGATGGATCATCCGGTCTATGAGCTGCTCGACAACCCGATCCCTAGCCGACCGGACATCGACGGCTTCACGCTTCGATACCTGACTCACGTTTGGTGGGAGCTTCAAGGCGACTGCTACTGGATCGTTGTCAAGGACATCCGGAACCAGCCGCGGGAGATTTACCCGATCCCGTCAAACTGGGTCATCAGTGCGCCGACGATCGCAGTTCCCTACTTCCTGGTCATGCCTCAGGGCAATACCGCATCGCAGTCGCTCTTGATTGCCCCCGACTGCGTTATCTGGTTCAAGTCGCCCAACGTCGCGCAGCCCTATGCTCGTGGCCGCGGACGCGCAGAAGCCATTGGCGACGAGATCGAAACCGACGAGTATGCGGCTAAATACCAGAAGAACCTTTTCTTCAACGATGCGGTACCCAAGGGTGTCGTCATTGCCCCCGGCGCTGATCAGCGAGTTCTGCAGCAGCTGCGGGAAAACTGGAATCAGGCCTACCAGGGCGTTCAGAACTCCCACAAGACAGCGTTTCTCGGCGCTGACATGAAGGTCCAGTCGATTGGTACCTCGCCGAAAGAGCTTGACCTTGTCGAGGGCCGGAAGTTTGAGCGAGATGTGACGAATCAGTTTTGGCAGATCCCCCCGGAAATGTTCGGCATTCTCGAGAATTCCAACCGGTCAACGATTGATTCGGCCCGGTATCTCTACATGGTCAACGTCGTTACCAAACGGCTGATGCGATGGGACTCCATGGTCAACCGGCAGCTCATGCCGATGTACGATGAACAATACGTCATCAAATGCGACGACGTCGTTCCCGAGGACAAGGAGTTCGCGCTCAAGGTCGCCGATTCCGGCTGGGAGAAAGGCGCGATCACCCGCGGCGAATGGCGGACGAAAGTCGGAATGAAGAAACTTGGGACGTCGGCCGATGACGAGGTTCAGGAAAACTTCTCGGTCACCATGCGCAACGTTGCGGGCACTGGTCAGCAGGACGTCGAAACCGGAGAAGATGAGCAGTCCGGAAACGATAACGCGAAGCTACCGACGTCGCCCCCCAAGGATGACAACCAGGTCGTTACCGACCGATTGGCCGGCCAGGATCCGCAGGAGACTCCGCCGGCCGAAGATACGCCAGGGTTGACCCCGGAGAAGGCTGCAGAAGCGGCTAGGGTCAAGCGCGCATATCGCAAACGCGGGCTTCATGGCGGTACGAAATCGTTCTCGCCCGATCAGCGCCGGAAGGCTTGGGACCAATTCGACAAGATGGCGCGCAAGGCCGAAGAGCCTTTCAAGAAGGCCGTTACCCGGATCGCCGACCGTCAGCAGCGCGACTTCAACGAGGCTTTTACCTCGGCCCTGGCCGATGGTCAGGCGCCCAACGACGCCATTGCTCATGCGCAGGCGGCCGTATTCGTAACCGCGGAGGATCAGGCCGTAAGGCGCAACCTCTACGCCGCTTGGATGGGGTCGATGCAGGACGGGCGCCGCCAGTCGAACCGGGTCGCCGGCCTCGACGTTGACTTCTCGCTCATGCAGCCGACGTTCCGGGATTGGATCGACGAGCATGGTCTCGAGAAGGCCAAGGAAATCAACGGCACGACTCAGGAACTCTTGGCGAAATCGCTCGGCGACGGTATCGTTGCCGGTGAAAGTATTCTTGATCTGCAGAAGCGCCTTGACGACCAGTTCGACGGATTGCGCGACTACCGCAGCGAGCGGATCGCGCGGACGGAATCGGCGGGATCGATGAACTTCGGGTCGACGGCAACGTACAAGAGCGCGGGCGTGGCGCGGAAAGAATGGTTGAGTGTCCAGGACGATCGTACCCGTGACGCGCATCTCGAGGCCGACGGCCAGGTCGTTGGCATTGACGAGGATTTCGAAGTCGATGGCGAGAGTCTGCAATACCCCGGCGACCCGAATGGAAGCGGGGAAAACGTGATCAACTGCCGGTGCTCGATTCTGCCGGTATTCGAAGATGATGAATCCAACTAGAGGAGAATAGACCATGAGCCAGCAACGTTTCGACGAGACCACGGGCGACAAGGTCGCCGCGATCTGCAATCACAATTTCGACGAACTCTATTCGACCGCCAATACCGCGGCGGCGAACGCGCTTCTCGGGATCGCGGCCGGGAAGCCTTTTCGGTTGTCCGCGCAGTTGACCTCGGCCGCGGCGGCTACCCCGGTTCACGTCGTCCCCGCCGCCAGCGTTGGGACTGCCGAGAAAATCTACATCGAGAAAGTCTTTCTCAAGGTCGGAGGCGCTACCGCATGGACCGACGTCACCGCGACGAAGGTTCAGTTGCAGGATACCAACGGGACGCCGGTTGTCGGGATGACTTGGTTGAAGGCGCTTCTGACGGCCAACGCCGTCAACTCCGACGCCAACGCCTCGACGCTTGGGGCAGCCGTCGTCGATGGCCTGACCGCCGCCAAAGGCCTGGACTTCGTCGCCGACGCGAACTTCGCGGCCGGCTCGACGATTACTATCATCGTTTTTGGATTCATCGCGTAAGTCGTAGATAGGAATTACTTAGGGTATTTCGGCGCAAGCCAGGAGGAAATCATGGACGGAAACAACCCTTCGGTTGCATCATGGAGCCTGTCGAGCGGGCTGACGGCGTTGACCACGACTGCGTTGACACCGATCAAAGCCGCAGTCGCTACCGCGCGCCATTTCGTGAGCGGGCTGCAGCTGACGAACAACGTCACGAACGCGACCAACGTCGTCTCGATTCTCGACGGTTCAACGGTACTTTGGAGCAAGACGCTCGGCTTCTCGGAGTCGGCGGCGCCCCCTATCGGGAATCTGATCGGAAGCCCGAATACCGCGCTCAACATCCAGTGCGGGACTGGCGGGAGCGTGACCTGGAACGTCCAGGGATACGACGCGCCGTGAGGTGTCCACGTTGCGATTCGGCCATGTGGAAAGACAATCTTGTCGTCGGTTCCGGATGGTCGGTCGTATACCGCTGTTTCTGCGGCTATTGCTCTCGGCCGGACTTGGTGCCGGCATCGACGGCGCCGCGGTTTATGACTTCGGTGGTGAGGAAGTGAAAGCGATGCTAGTCAAAGCGCCCGGCACCATCGCCTACGCCATCGATGCCTACCAGCGCGAGATGGATCGGGCGCGCGCGGAGAAAGCGCGCAAGGAATTGCTCAAACTTGACTCGGAACCCATGGAGACAAACTGATGGCCGGCTATATCCCTCTCGAGCCCGGAGAATCCTCGGCTCAAGTTCAAGCCTCCCTGAACGCTATGAACTCCGAACAGTATGGCGCCGTCGCGATGGCATCCTTGACCGTCGCCAACATCGCCGCGCTCGACGCTATCCCAGACTATTACCTCGTCACGGGGAAAGTCGTCCGCATCATGGACTCCGATGGGTTGGGGACGGTTGCGAACTATTCATGGGACGGCGCTGACTGGGTACAGATCCCGTTTACCCGAGTTGTCGGCGTTGCGGTTGCCTCGGCCGCAAGCATAGCGATCGCCGCAGACATCTTCCATGTGACGGGAGTCGTTCAGATCAACACGATTACGGGCGGCGTTACCGGGCAGCAGATTGTCATCATCCCCGACGGCGCGTTTTCGACAGGG